CGGTTAAAGTATAGGTCGCCGTTCCCGATGGCGTTCCCAATGTAATACCACTACCGGTCGACCCGGTAGAAATAGACGGCAAAACATATTGGGTCGTAGCCGAACCGCCGGGACCCATGTTGTAAGACGACGTGCCGCCGGACAACGTATAAGACGTCGTTACCGAATCGCCCGGGGAAGACAATGTGTAGGGAACCGTCGAACCGCCCAATACGTAATGACCGTTAACCACCCCGGAAGAATTTAACGTCGTCGACCATCCACCGGTAATTGTTGCCCCACCATAGGTCGTTCCGGTCGTAATGGAGGAACCGGGCAACGTGGACGAAACGCCAAGGGTAAAATCAGACGAACCTGAATTTGATAATGTTCCCATAAGCTTATGGTCCGGGTGAAATATTTACGTAACCACCATTATTGACCCATGGCGTTGGGGCCGTCCCGGTGCCGGTCGTTAATTTACCGGTAGGATAACAGTAAAAACCAACTACGTTGCATTCAAACGTTCCAATGTTTCCCGGCGTTCCAATCGATTCTGCATTTTGAAATAAAACGCGACCCTTGGCAACTTGAACGCCAAAACCCGTCGCGGTATGGATAACGCGCGTTTGGAATTGTTGAACGATATTTCGCGTAATGGAATTGTCCGCGGATAAAATATTTGAACCGCCGGGAGTATGCGAAACCGATGGGCCGTCGCCGGTATAGGGTTGGGGTAATGCCGTCGAAATGCCGGAAATCAGATCATTAAGTTGCGACGCGGAAATCGGCGCACCGGCTTGAAACCGGTTTGCAAATTGATTAGAAATTCCAGAAAATCCAACGTCGTCCATAATGATTAGAAGATGGTCGGTCCCTTTGCGTAAATCTTTGGATTCCATCCGGCCGTTCCGCCATACATCAAATCGTAAGTAACCTTAATAAACGGAACGTCGGTGGTGTCGGGTTTACCAATGGGTTCCAAATTGGCATTCGTAACTAACCAACGGGAACCATAAATTACCCCATAAACAAACCAAGGTTGAATCAAGGTTTGGCTATCGACGGTGTTAAGATAGCAACCAATTGATGCGGACAAATTTTCGGCGATGCCGGAATGTGCGTTGTCCACGTAAATCGTGCCGCGAACCGTCGTGCCGGGTTTTAAGTATTGGCGGACGCCGGCAAATGGGTTGACGCTTGACGCATCACCGACGCCGAAACCGCGGAACAGGAATTGCGTCGAACCGTCCGGCATTGGTTCGGATTCTTGGAAAACCGCTTTGTTTAATGGGCCGGACGCATTACCAGCCAACGCGTAAGACGAAATTGAGGAATCCGTTACCAATGTAAAATTTGGGTGGGTTTCGATGGGTTGCGCCGACGTGTTTACAACGCCGTGGATTTGGGGAAGGGTATAGCCGGCAGAATTATTAATTCCGATATAATCAACGTTAATCATCGCAATATCCCCTTTGATCGTGGTAATTCGGCCACGATAGGATTTCATCGAAAACCCTAATGAATGAGGGTAATCGGCACCGGCAGAAAAGGTGTTAATAGCGTTCGAAATGTTCGCGTCGGTCGCATCGATGGCGAACGTCATTTGCGCTTGAACCAAACCATACGCATCAAATTCGATGGGTCGGGTTGGTTGTGCTTCGATAATCGTTAATTGATTACCGTGGGTTACAGGGGTAGACATAGTTATCGAGCAGCCCGACCAATAGGAGCTTGGTGATGTGCCGGGTCAGGTTTACGCGTGTTGATTTCGATTTGTCGCGTCGTGTCCAACATGTCGCTATTATAAACGCCAGACAAGACCGAATTAATGTCGCCGCCACCGATTGCTTGTAACGACGATGCGGCCAAAGCAAGTTGATTGCTTTTATCGGCCAAAACGGGTTTCGGTTTATTCTTATCCGCTTCGGCCTGTAATCCGCGAAGATTATCAAATAAAGGTTTATACATCGACGTTCCGAAAACGCCGGCCGTGGATTGTTCTAACATCGACGCAACTTCGCCGGGTTTTAATCCATAATTTTTCTTATAAAATTCGGCGACCTTCTTGGCCTGTTCCTTGTCTTGAAACATCTTTTCCTTTTCCTCGCGTTGTGGCGTTACCCCAATACGTGCCGCTTCTTGTGGTGATAATGGTGCCAATCCGGAAATGCCGTAAAATTCTTCGTTAATCGTTTTCTTGCCGGCGGCCGCGGCCACAAGCTTCCCGGCCATCGCCTCCTTGCGTTTTAAAGCCAACAAACGTTTCTCCAATGCCGCGGCACCGGTGATTTCAGCGTCGGTAAAAGTAGATAAACCGGCGGTTTGTGAATCGAGCGCTTCGCGACCTTGCGTGATGATCGGTAGGATTTCCTTACCCTTTAATCCGAACAAATTGGTCGCCATCGCCGCAATTTTTGCGGAATCGCCAACCTTATCGTATTCGTCCGCTAATCGTTTGATTGCTTCTTCCGCGGTTACTTGACCCGATTTAATTTCGTCCGGCGAAAACAACTTGTTAATCGTTTCTTTAAATTTCGGCGTTTGTTTGTCTTGTCCCAAATTGCGATTAAAAGTGGTCATAGCACGACCAAGGGAATCAAAGGAAACGTTCGCGTCCTTGGCGGCATAAGACAACTTTTGAAATTCCGCGGCATCAACGCCGGTTCGACGTAACGCCAAATGCAATTCATGGAAATATTCTAAACCGTTCTTCACCGAATCCATCGCCCGGTCGACAATGTTCTTAAATGCGAACGCACCGGCAAACGCGGCACCGGCACCGGCCGCCCATTTACCAATTGACCCAACGAACGCGGTTCCGGCCTGCTGTGCGGCCTGCGAAGCGCCTTTCGACATTTCGCTGAAATCTCCACCAAATTTAATACGAATTTCAGAGTCGGACATTTTAATTTCGGTTTAATTTATTGGGTTGTTCCGACGCGGACGCACGTTCCTCCATGTCCTTGCGAATGGCCTCCCATTCTTCTTCGGTCATCAATTCAACCTTGGCACCTTCCGCTTTGCAATTGGCGAAATACATCCAAACCGCTTGTGCCTCCGGCATGCAAAACGCATCTTCCAATTGAACGCCACAACGGACCAACGAAGAAACCACGGTTAATTGCCACGGGATTTGAACCCCGGACGTTTGATTGTCCTTCGCCCAAATACGCGGCCAAAGGTTTTGTGCCTCAAAATAAATAATCAATTTCCTTAATTCAGAAACAAATTTCTCCTTAGAATGATTAAACCACGCCAAGTAGAATTGTTCGCGTAACGTCCACGGGCGGCGAATTGTCGTTAGATCATGCGAAGACAAAACCCTAAGCGCCAACATGAATTGCGTCGGGGTGATTTCCGCTTCCGGTTCGATAACCGGCGAATTCAAAGCTTCTAAAGCAATCCGGTGCCGTAAACAAAACGGCAACAATTTAGCACCACAAATTTTAATCGTGGGTGGTAAAATTGTCGCCGCCTTTATCCAACGTTTTTCCATCGTTGGGAATCCCCGAAGGGGATTACGTGGTGGAAATGTTTTGGTATTTAACGCCTTTAATCGAAACCTTGCGATATGCGTTGTTAGAACCCGAATCGTCTACCCCTTTGATAATGTAACTAACACCACCATAAGTTAAGGTTTGACCCACCGTAGGTAGGGTTGCGCTTAACTTTAAAACCCCGGAAAACGTAACGTCCGTTTGATAGTCATCCACGCGATTGGTGATAATCTGACCCGTTTCGTTGGTAACCGTTACGTCGATGTTCAACTTGGTCGATAAATCGTCCGAATTAAGAGTCAAAAAGGACGAAACATCGTAAAGACCGTATTTATGATCCGTTCCGTAGGTCGTTGGTAATGCCATAAGATTTTATTAATCTTCCGCCACGGTCAACTTCCGGCCGGAGGGTAAACGGCCACCAAATTGTAAGTAATCACATTACCATAACGCCGGTCCGCCTCTTCGTATTCGTTGTTAACAATCCATGCCGCTTTTAAAGCTCCTTGCGTCCAATTCGATTGTAACGTCGCCACGTCTTGCATGATTCCTTGAATCGCCTCCACGCGAGACAAATGGGTTTCCAACGTATTATCGTCGGCCGATGAGTAACAGGCGATTTGAAAGGTTATTTCAAAGTTGCCCATTGGCGTTCCACCGAAATCCGGATGGGGTCGCGCGTTCGCCGCGTTCAAGATGATGATCGGCGTCGTCCGCAACGTGTCCGCTTGGCCCGTCGTCAATTGCACGCCGGGAAGATAAGACGCATAAGATTGGAAAACGGCCAAAATGGACCGTTCCGCGATTGTTTGAATTCCGTAAAGAATAGCCATAACAATTAAATATTGTGACGGCCACCGGTTAACAATCCGGAATTATAAGTTGAAGCCCACAACTTAACCGCATCCATTGGGTCGCCCATTCCATTCAATTTTGCGGCCATCGCCGTTCGCATGGCAAAAGCACGATAATTTAATGCTATTTGAACAAAGTTTTCGCTCGATTTCTTCATCGAACGTTTACCAATTGTGTTACCGACCTCGATGGTTGGCATCTTGGCGTCCCCCAATTCATTTCGTAAAATCATATTGGCGGCGCCGGACGCATTTTGCACCCACGCCGGAAATTTGGAGACATCTTCATTCATATTCTTTGCCACGTGGAACCACGCGGATTTCAAAGCACCGACATTCTCGATTTTAGATTTAATATAATCTTTAATAATCTTTTCGTTCTTAACAATGGCGATGGGTTGAGAATCCTTTTGACGGTAGATTTGCTTTAATGGACCACGACCACCATCACCACGTGCCGTCGCGTGCAACGGAGCTAATTGTCCCGGGGTATCGATATATAAGATTCGATTGCCACGAGAAAACTTAGGTTGGAATTTGGTCCACCGTAATAATTTAGGATTCTTTGTTTCTCCTTTTCGTTTCGACCATAACTTAAAAACATCAAACGAATTTACGTCCGCGATCTGTTCTTTCGTCGCCAAGTTTAATGGTCGGAAAAGTTTAAAGACCGAACGTTTAATGTTATCGCGACCGTGGTTCCGGGCCGCCAAGGTTTGTCCGTCGCCGGGAGTATCGGATGAAAACGGTGGGGTAAACCGAACCATATCATAACAAAATAACGCGGCCTGTTTTTTAATCGTATCCGCCATCGAGTAACCCAAAACCTTCGCATAATCGTCCAAATGCGTCAAAAACTTCGTCGCATCGACGGTAACATGTGTTCCAGCGCGAAATTTAACGCCAGATGCCATTATTGCGGCGAAGCTTTGGAAACGACCTTAAAAATAATCCACGCCGACGGCGGACGGTCGTTAATGGCCACAATTCGGAAATCTTTGCCGTTATAATTAACAATGGACCCGAAAATCGCCACGCCGGGGTGGGTGGCACAATCCGCGCGTAATAGTTTAACGTCGAAAGATGCCGTATCCAGAAAACCGCCGGTGACCATGTCTTCTTGGATCATGGGGGGCGAAATCATCGCTTTAAAAGGAACCGGCGTTCCCGAACCATAACGGACGGTGACCGATTTCCCTATTTCATTAAGGATTTCGGCCGCATCTGCCGCCATTTCGTCGTCGATAAGGCCCATAACCTTCCGCGACCGTCAAAACGTCGCCACGGTCAAATTTGACCCCTTCGCGACCCCTTCGGCGTTACTTGTCGTCCCGGATTCGAACAAACGACGCATGACGCATCATTCCGGTCACCATAATTTCTTGGCATTTAACTTCCACCGTCCGACCAATCAAAGAATCTTTAACCGACCACAATACGCGGCGAACGCTGTTCGTCATGCCGGCGCCGACCTCGATGATTTGACCTTTAAACCGGCAAATAAAACCGCCAAGTAAACCGCCGGTCGTCGATTCGTAAAACCCTTCCACGATTAGATCGTGGGTTTCTACCGGTTTAATCTTGGTCCATGACCCGGTCCGTTCGCCACATTCGTAATCGGCCGCCACGTCCTTAATGACTATTCCTTCGAACCCGGCCGCCAACGCATTGGCAAATTGGGATTCGATGTCCGCATTACGGACATAAGGAACGACTTTAATGGCCGATTGGACCATAACGGTTTCCAAAACCGCGCGACGTTCAAAATACGTGCCGGGACGGACCACATCAAACAAATGGATAACCGCGTCGGTCGCCGATGCCGTCTTGTGGCGGATTTGACCGACCGTTTCATGAAACGACCCGGAAACCGCTTCCCCGTCCAAAATGACGTCGCCGGCAATATTGGCCACGGCCGCCAAGATTTGCGGTTTCAAATGGTCCAAAGATGTAAACCGATTCCCGTTCCGGGATAAAAATTTAACTTCTTTGGTCTTCCGGTTTGCGTGGATCATAACCCGGACGCCGTCGATTTTGTTTTCGACGACGTAATCGGCCGGCAAGGTTCCGCGGAATGTATCTACCAACATTGGTTGCATGGGGATAGGAATAGACTCACCCCACCCCTTTGTAAAGGAAATTATAACAAGCTTATAACTTACCCCAAACGAACCCTAAAACCGACCGGGGTATGACCCGGGACGCCGGCCGCAATCAATTAACCAAAATCCGGCGCCTAAAAATTTGCGACGCGTTGTATTTAAAAAAATCTCACAAAGATTCTTGGTCCCAAAAAATAAAATATGTTGGATGAAATAATTAATTACAAAAAAAAAGGCACCCGTTAAGGTGCCTCGTTTTTGTATCAAACAATTAATTACGAAGTGAACGCGATGCGTTGAGCGGCCGCAGGATTACCGGTCGCTTGACCGTTAATGAACGACATATTAAGGTGCATGCGTCCTTCATTCCACAGATAATATTGCCTAAATGCGAGACTGAATTGGCTCATTGGCTCCACGATAATTTCTTGGACCCCGCCGCCCGTCGTCGGTGCATTAGTTACGCGCGTGGCAATTACCCATCCTTCTTTAGAACCGACGATGCCATTCAAACCTTCGGTGAAAGCGGTGCCACTCGTGGGGAAAGTGTTGGCCTCATAAATCTTGATGCCATGCAATTTGCCCAAGTAACCTTCGCTACCGTTTTCTTTAATAATGCTGGTGTCGCCATACGACAAATATTGTGCGACGGTTGGATCTTGGATTAATTGACCAAACGCATCGGGCGACATTAACGCGGCGCGCTCATCATAAAGAATATTCGCCTTGGTTAACGACGTGGAAATGTTCGCAACGGAAGCACGATTGAAAGCAGACTTCGCACCGGAATAAGCGGCCGTCGAATAAGTAGAGGAAACCGCGGAATTTAAAATCGAATCAAATAACGTTTTCGAAACAGCGCTAACGAGAGGGTTCAAGAAAACACGTTTCAGACTTTCCAAAGAAATCGAATTTTGCTCTTGATCGGTGAATCCTACGTCAACGTAAGTAAGATTCGTTAACGTAACCGCAATATCCGTAGCGGTCGCCGCTTGTGCGACGAAACCCACAGCGGGATCATAAGTGTTAGCGGTGAACGGAGCGGCCAAACGGGTGTGGATGGTGCTACCGATTCGGCTCAAATAACTTCCCATGTCGGTCACAGCGATGGCCGTGATGGGTTGTAGCACAGGGGTTAACGTGCGAATCGTTTCCGCAGAAACGAACTGAGGCGCAAGACCTTGGTTTAAAACTGAATTAGTTGCCATGTTATGTTATAGAATTTTGGTTAAAAAAATTATTTGAGTCCGAAATGTTTAAGAATCGAAGAACGGTTTTTGTTATAGAATTTTTGCTTTTCGACGGGGTCTTTAATTTCAAGATATTGATTCCAAACATCGTTGCCGGATTTCTCCGAAGCTTCGATGGGCAATTCAACGGGAGTTGCACCGGCGGCCGCCACAATCTTCGCGGCCTTTTCGGACGCGGATTCAATTTGCGTAGCGGATTCGATGTTCAACTTTTCAGCGGTTGCCAAAGATTTGGTCAATTCTTCGACCTTAGCGCTTAACGCGTCGCGTTCCGAAGTTAATGCGGAAATCTCATTAATCTTGTCGGCCACGGCCAACAAATCGTTAGACAACTTTTCGTTATCAGATTTCAACGACAAGATTTCCTTAGTTAACTTTTCAACTTCGGCGTTCTTGCCACTAAACGCGGTCTTGAGAGTCTTAAACGATTCTTCGAGCGTCATGTTAATAATAATCTTCCGCGTTGGTCAACTTAGGCACGTTTCCCCTTAAGACGTTTCATACCTTTCCGGCTATGTTTCTTGTCCGTCTCGATGGCCTTTTCCGCATCTTCCAATTCGTCTTCGACGTCTTCATCGATTTCGTCTTCGTCGGACTCTTCTTCGGAAACCGGTGATTGTGCTT